AACTTTATATGTTTTAATATATTCTTCTTTCTTCCTACGAGGTACATCTACCTCAAGGACTCCATTGACATAAGAGAAGTTAATCTTATTGAGATCAAACTCTCTTCCAACTGAGAACGACCTATTGTAGGTTTGTTCCTTTTCCCCGTCATGGGCTTTTACTTTACGCTTCGCCTTAATGTAGACTTCACGTTGATCAGTGTCTGTAGAAAGATCTAAATCATCTTTCGCGACTCCTGGTAGATCAATTTGCACGCTTAGCGTGTCTTCGTCCGATGAAAATCGAACTTGATCTCCTGTTTTATATACTTCTTCCAACTGGTGGAAGACCGGTGTCAGATTGAAAAAACCATCAAAGGCTCTTTCGATTTCTGCGATTGGATTGTGTGTGTATTTAGTTAGTTTCATAGTAAAATTATTTATTACACAATACGTGATTTAGTAATTAATCATCAAAGAGCTTAATTACTTCTGGCTCTTCTTCTGGAGCCTGCTGCTCTTGAATAGGCGGTTGTGGATTATTAATGTTTTCGTACTGTGTGATGATTCTTTCATCAAGCTCAACATCAGAGGTACTAATAGCACTCTTAGTAAACGTCCAGTTGTTCTTATCTTTATCTTTTAAGAACTCCATAAAAATGTACGGAAAGGACTGTACTTGAAGTTGACCGGATTGAGGATCAGGCTGTACGTGAATAATCACAGGGTTAAACAACGTAATAGTTTTTGTATCCTCTTTAACAACTGAGCCTACAACTGTACGTCCAATGTGATCAATAATAGTTTTGATTGTTGGTTTTTTATCTGCCATAATATTATATTAAATTAAATTCTATAAAAGTCCACTAACCTTTTTGAAATCTTAGTGTTTCTGCTACTTTAATTGCTTCATCAAGCGCTTCTTTTGCTTGTTTTGAAAGGTATGTAGATTTATCTGATGCGTGTGCTAGAGCATTTCTCAAAAGAAAAACTGATCTCCTAATTTTTTCAATCTCAGAAGAGTTAATTTTTCCGGAACCATTATCTGACCCGGTAATTACATCTTTTAAAATTGCTAATGTTTCTAATATACCTTGAATTTTACCTCTGTTAAACGCAGGGTGTGCGTTCCGGGTATTATCATCCTCTGGTCTATCCATATATCCACCGGGTTGTATTGCCATAATGCTCTTATTTACTAAACAGATCAAAAAGTTCTACTGTAACATTCTCAGCCGGCTTACGAATATTCCAACCTACACAATCATAAAATCTTTCGATGCCCTGAAACAAAATCTTTTCGAACATTTTATCGTAATCAATCTTAAACGTATCTTTAAACTCTGAAGGGTAATCATACTTAAAGCCTATACTATCCAGTCCGTATTTATTTGGCTTTTCAACATACATATAACGAACTTTATCACCTGAACCTAACGACTCATACTTGTTACCAGTATTAAGCTTGTCTAAAAGTAAGTTATAAAAATATGCAGACTTAACATGTATAGGCATACTCTTTACAGTATTAAATTCATTGCAATCTACAGCATACTTTTCGTACCCCTTTACCCCCATAACAAACGCAAGCTCTTCGGGAGATAGACCTTTAAATATATCATACGTTTCATTAAGTATCTTATTAGTTTCAGTCAAAGACTGCGTACTTAACATAGTCTCAATAATTTTTTTAGCATACGGCTTAATAGCATTAGGCATAGTAGTTCGAACTACCTCGACACCAGTATACTTAAATTTATTTTCCTTAATACCTTCATCATCTAGGATGTGCATAACGTATCTCTTCTTCTGCAAAAAGACTCCTACATCAGCAATACATTCTCGCTTAAATACAAACCTGCTATCTTTCGACAGTAAGGACTTCTTAGCCCAATCTTGTACTCCTCTATTTAAATAGTCCTCAATCTCTTGAATCTTATCATGTGTGTCTTGATGTACATCGTCTCCATCAAGAAAGTTCAAGCCCTTGCTAACAAGAGGAGTAATAGAAACATATGACGAATCCGTATCATTGTAAACAATACATTCTTCAAGTTCTTTATCAGAGATATCCGGAACTTCTTGTTTAATAAATTCCTTGATAAGCTCATTTGAATATTTAATGACAGCCTGCCCGGTAAGCGTGACAGAAGATGCAATATCATCATCACCAATAGGAGCGTTCTTATTACCCATATATCCATAACACGAGTTAATAAGAATCTTAATGACCATTTGTGAAGTGTTTAGTCTTTCAACTTCATACTTTGCATCTGTATACTCTGCAGAATCTTTCTTGAGTTTTTTAAGCTTAGTTTTAGCTTTGAATAATTCTTTCTTAATCTTTACACGTTGATTGTAATAGTGCTCGAGAAACTCAGGTATAATACCTTTCTTCTTCTGAGTAAAAAGGAACCCAGCTTTAGACAACGCGCACTCTTCGTCTTTTAGGAACTTTACAAAGGCAGGTTTATCAAGCTCAAACACTTTACCTGTTACATGTTGTATAACAATTTTATCGTTAGTAGTCTTTTCAACTCTTCCAACCTTAGTTTCAGGAGAAGTATTCAAAGATATCATCACGTTCGGGTATAGAGAGTTAGCATCAAACGATACAACATGATTCTTAAAACCTTGCTTAGGTTCAGCAACATACGCGCCAGGATTCTTACCGGTATCAGCATTACGTAAAAATGTAGCAATGACTTCACCTCTTTGCCTTGCTCTAATACAAAGAGCGCCGTTAATAACTTGAATGGTTCCCATTGCACCCTCTAAGGTCGTTAACCCAACATAAGACAGCTTGCGTAGTAAAGGAACATATTGAAGTTTTTCTTCAAGTCTTACTAAGAGGTTAACGTCTTGAATGTTGTAGTCAATAAACGTATCCCAATCTTCATCAGATAAAGTAGCAAGATTAGTATCACCGTAATCAATCTTTCGTTGACCTAATTCAACTTCACCAATAGCATCTAACTTATAAGACTCGCGGAGCTTTAAACAAAACCGTCTATATACATCAAGGTAATCCAAACAAGCAATACCATCAATATAGTATCTTTTTAGATCACGTCCAAACTTACCCTTTACAGCTCTAAAATGAACCCTACCGAGAGGAGATAATCTATCAACATAATCTTGACCTAGTATACGTTCGATTCGATTAATGATATAAGGTATATCAAAGAACTCAGAGTTCCAACCACTCAAAATATCCGGATAATCACTTTCAAGATATTCAATAAACCGTATAAACATTTCACGCTCATCTCTACAATGAACATAGTTTAAATTATCAGCACCTTTACCGTTATACGGCTTAATACCAAACGTGTGAAACTTCTTACTAAAATTATCATAACAGGTTATAACATTTACTATATGAGTTGGATCTTCAGGATCAGGAAACGAATCCGGGGAATACGTCTCAATATCAAGTAAGCACGTTTTAAGCGGATTAGTACTAAACTCCGGCTCTTCGTTTTGCTGCCAGTATAAATCAAGCAAGAATTGCTGAGCAGGAGGCATGTTCTCAAACACACGTTTTATATTTGAATCACGAACAAATCTAGAACGATCAAAACTAGTATTAAACTTACGCTTTGATACTTTAGTACCGTAAATAGACGTTTTATCACCCGCAGCATTTTCAACATAAAGATAAGGCTCAAAAGAGCATTCGTGCATTACACGCTTACCATCTTTATCCCAAGTAAATAAATTTACACAACGGTTTCTACCGTTATAAACAACATTACGATATGACATCTACTACTATTATAATAGTATAGTTCCTAATTCCACTCTCTTAGGTATCGTCTTTCGGAACTTCCGTATGGTGTATTTAGAGCCTCGAGATGTGCTCCAATATTTTCATCTAACTCTAGAATTCTCTTTTCACCTATAGCTCGGAGTTTATGTACATTTTGCATGTACTTATTTTTCTTATTTGGTTTTAAGATACGCTCTATCTTATCTTCGAATTCTTCTACCGAACTAAATTTTAGATTACCTGGAGCGTTACTGTATGTTTCCATATTTTGACATAAACATGGTATACCTAATATACAACCTTCAATATATTTAATATCTGATTTAGCACGATTAAAGTCATTAACTTGTAACGGCGCTACCATTAATTGTGCTCTTAGACTATTAATAAAATATGGGTACTTTAATAAGTTTTGCCAATTATAAAATTCAATTTTTTGTTGCTGTACTAAATCTGCTAACTGTGGGGGAAATGCGCCAACAAAAATCCATTGATATTTATCAACAGTTTTTCTTACAAAGTCTCGTACTTCGGATAAATCATCCTTACCACCAGTTTTATTATCTACATCATAATGTGCTCCGGAGCCAGTATAAAGTATGCGAGGCTTTCTTTTATTTTGATCATAATTTCTCTCTATCTCTCTTGGATTATAAAGCTGACCCATCCAGCCATGTGGTATAAAGTTTGGAATAACAGTAATATTTTGCTGACCAGTTTTTTCTTGATAGAGCTTTCTCATAAAGTCACATGTTACAGTAACTTCGTCAACTAAATTAATTATGTCGACGCAATTTTGTCGAACTTCCTCAGTATCAAATGCAAATTTAAATTTATTATAATCCGGAATTACTTCCTTAAAGACGACATCGTCAACTTCATACATTATTTTAAAGCCATATTCTTGCTGAACCTTTTTTAAGTATTTAACAAATTCGAGCTGATGACTTGAAGCTTGCCGTTGTAGCTTAACTGCCTTTACACCTTGATACCATTTTGGATCAGCGACCATAGCAGTAGTAGATTGCGACATTCCATCACCTCTAGCATTAATTGTTGCTTCTGGCCAAAGTATTCGCCAATGTCCACATCCAGAATAGTCTGCAAGGTAATTAACATACCTAGGTAGATCTGCTTCCGTTGGAGTAGGGGCCTTTGGATTAAGTGATACACCTGGCATTCGTGCTTGTTGTCCTACTACTGGGGCAGCTACTGGTGCCACCATTGGTTGCGGGTAAGGAGACGGAGTAATCATCTTATTTATATAGGTTAAAGTTCCGTATAATCTACCCTCTTAGTAATACCGTTCTTCTTCTCAAGATATATTACATCACCAGTTACAGCTTTAATTGACTCTTTACGATGTGAAATAACTATTGAACATTCATCAAGCTCTTCAACTCTATCCTGTAGTATGTT